ATCGGTTGAAAACTGGTAATTGGATATTGTCCCACCGCCATTTGTACCCGCAGTAAAAGCAACACTCAACTGAGAAGCGCCGGATGTAATTCCGGTTATTGTTGGGGCGCCAGGAGTCGTTCTTGGCGTGGCAGACACAAAATCGGATTGCGTTCCAGAACCGGCTTCGTTAACTGCGCGTATCCGAACCGTATACGTAACACCGTTTGTAAGGCCGGTTATGACAATTGGGGATGTTGTCGCTGATGGCGACCGAGTAGTCCAAGTTGTTCCGTTATCGGTTGAAAACTGGTAATTGGATATTGTCCCACCGCCATTTGTACCCGCAGTAAAAGCAACACTCAACTGAGAAGCGCCGGATGTAATTCCGGTTATTGTTGGGGCGCCAGGAGGTGACGCGGCCGCTATTGGAATTGCCGAAATCATAACCCAATCGCTAGTACCGTTTGTATTTTTAGAACGAACTCTAAAGTTATAATTAGAATTAATAGTGAGAGAAGAAATATAAATTTGCTTCATTGATACATAATATCCAGTTTGGTACCCAAACAAAGCAGTATCGGAATTAGACACATCGGTTATTGCTGGCGAAGAAATTGAAGTCCACGGTGTAACACTAGCGAGCTTATATTCGACATCGTACCCCGTAAGTGGACTTCCATTATCACTTGGTACTATCCAACCGAGTCGAACGGTAGCATTGCCAGCACTATTGCCAACAAGACCAGCAAGTCCACTGACTGAGTAAGGAAACCCAGAAGGCGCCGTTATTGTTCGGTTACCAAGTACCCAAAGAGAAAGACCACGCCAAGCACTACCCGCGCTTTCTACATAAAAGCGAAGTTCAGTATTTTCCGCTATTGTCGTAGCGTTTAAAACGCCGGCCGTAGAACTACCATTCAAAGATGAAAGCTCATTCACTGCGATTATTGGCTTTGTAGAGAATATAGACGTCCAAGTCCCAGCATCCAAACGACGTATATCAATTGCCGCCGGGGTAGTGGCATCCGTCACCGAAGCAAAAAGCTGAATTGATGATAAAGAAAATGTATAGGGGGTTCTAAAAGAATATATTGCTGTTGATCCCGATACTGTTGGTGCGCTTGACGAGGGGGAAAGCTGCACTCCAAACGTTATTGGAAAAGAAGATAGTGGGACGAAGCTTCCGGAAGAAGACCCCGTCGAAGCTATTGTGATGTCAATTTCAGAATTGACACTGTCGTCGCTTACTGTCAATGAGGTGTTATTACCGGCAATAAAATTAAGCGTACTACGAGACCCGACGGTCACGTTGTTACTTTTGATCGTAAGAGTTCCGGAGCCACTACCAGCAGGACCCTGAGGCCCTTGAGCCCCCGTAGCGCCGTCATCTCCAACAATAGAGTTAATTAATGTAGTCCACGTCGTCGCGGCTGTTTTTTGAAGAACTTTACCCGAGATTATGTTAAGGAATAAGTCGCCTATAATACTTGGACTACCGTCAGATCGTACTGTGCCGGAACCAGGGTCTGAAGTTCCAGTAATCCAAGTTGCGCCAATGCCAGAACCAGTACTAAAATTCAACGTTGTTGGATTTTGTCCACTTATTCGATTTAAAGTTAAAATCCCATTAGAGAAGCTGGCAGATGAGTACGCAAGTTGTGCTGCTGCTTTTGTAAGTGATTGAATCGTTGTCATAGTTTTCCTTACTACTAGCTAGAAATCTGAAACGTCGTAGCATCGATCACGCTAACAGACGGACTATTAATTTCAAACGTAATTGCGTCTATCATGTAAACTGTCGAATCAGGCCCAATTGCCGTCCAAGTTCCATCACCATTGTCGACAATACTAAGCATTGACGTTAAATTTTGTAAAGCAGATATTGTTGGTAGCTGTGAATTTGAAGTTGAGGTACCATAAAGTATATTTTCTATGGCGGCTACCACATCAGGCGGCGTTTTTGTTGAGTCTATAGTTAGGTGCGAAGTTGGTCTATATCCCGTTACGTTTTTTGGACGGGACGAGATTTGCCATTCAAATTCTATTATTTCAGGCGAGTCAGTTCTCGAGCCGTAAGTAATATCTGAGGGAACGGCGGTCAAATCATATAATATATGAATTTTGTAACCGAGATCTTCATTCAGATCGTTACCTATTTGAGTCCTATAACTTAATCCAAATCGTTTATGTCGTTGATTGTCGATTTGAATGTTATTATCGATGGTTAAAATACCTTCGTATTCTAAAAATTGATCAGGATACGTATAGGCAGTGAGCGTTGCCGCGTACTCCTTTGGTGTAACATAATCATAATGTTTAAGACCATCGTAATATAGTCCTATTATTTCTTGGCCTACTTTCTCTTCACTTACAGACAAAAGCCCATTCCAAGCGACACCTAAAGAAGTATCTAAATACAAAACGCCACGATCAAGACCGGTTTCAAATCTTCGCGTGCCCGCATTATTCCATGAAAGAATTGGCATTTCTACCCCCTATCCAGAAGTTCCGAGTTGTTTTTTGCGGGATTCGTTAATCTCGCGATTTCTTTGCGCAGCGGCGTGCTTTGACATTTTGTCTGGTTTTGCATTCTTCATGTTGCAAATCCTAATTAATGCAAAAAGTCGATTAAGATGCCACGTCTGACATTCAAATGGTATGTTAAAGGCAATCATCCAATAGTAAATAAGCTCTGATGTAATTACCTCACTACGCCCGCCTTGCCTTTTTATTTCCGAAAAGAAAGTAGCCGATTGTTTTGAATCGATGTAGTTGTTTATTTCGGAGATGTGTGCTTGCGTAAGTTTTTCTAAGACTCCAGTGGGATAGTTTTCGTCGACAATCATTGCTTCAATATATGCAACTATTTCAGCGACGCTTTTATCTTGCTTCCCCAAAAAAGATTTCTCAAATTTTGACTCCCATTTTGACAGAGAGACCAGAGAATGCTCTAAGTTTAAGATTACAGTTTCATTATCATCTCTTTTAAAAGATTCTGTGGATTCGTCCCACAGTTCTTGACCTTCGATAACAAGTTTTAGCATTCTCTGGTCTCTTTCTGTCTAATTTAGAATCAGGTACGGTTGAACGTCCAAGACGTCTGAGCCAACGGCGCAATATTGTGTGTTCCGGCAAGCGTCGGAAGTGCCTGAATAACCACGCTTTGGGTGGCTGCCGGAATCTGAGTACCCGATGTAGCGCCTGCAGAAACAGTAACGCCACTGACTGCTGCGTTTGTAAGCACCCAACGAACACCAGTAAGCGCAGTGATAGTAACCACGCCGGTAGCCGCGACAAACGTCGGAGCTGCGGCAGCAAGCGCCTGGGAAGTAATGGTGGTGACGCTGCCACTAAACATCGACACAACTTCATCAGGAAGCGGAAGGCGCGCATTAGAACCGGCGGTGCCATAAAGCGCATTGGTTAAGGACAGCAGGTTTGCGGCGCTAACCCTGCGAGAATCAATAGTAATGATAGATGTTGGCTTCTGGCCGGTGACATTAACCGGAGTCGACATGAGCTCCCAGCTAAATGTAATCGGCTCCGGCGAATCGCTGACGGTGGTATACGCCTTTTCAGTCGGGCTAGCCTTAAGGCCGTAGACAAGGTGGTACTTAAACGCTAAATCGTCATTGACGTCGTTACCAAGCTTGGTTCGGTACGAAAGACCGAAGGTTTTGCGCGGCTGCTGGCCGATCTGAACCCCAGAGTTCTGTGTGACGATTCCGTCGAACTGGTTGAACTCGTCGGGGTAGGTATAGGCTTCCAGCGATGCGCTAAATTCCTCAACCGAATACAGGTTCAGGTACTTGATGTTGTCAGCATACTGCGCATTTGCTTCTGCACCGCTAGGCGACTCGGTGACGGACACAAGACCGTTCCAAGGAACACCGGCAGTGATGCCGTAGTCGCCGCTGCTATTGGGGATGTAGAGGACGCCCTGATCGACGCCTGTTTCATACAAACGTTCGCCAACATTGTCCCATGTAAGTACTGGCATTTTATTTCTCCTTAGAAGAAAAGATTGAACACGTCATGGTTTAATTTATCTGCCGTATAAAATCGATCATAAGAGCAAAGCGGAAGCAATGCTATTTTTTCTGGAATCAAACTGTCCGGATTTGAATCAATCACAGTTACCTGATACCGAATTCGACGATTATACGGTTTATTTCCAGCATGCGTCAGATCGTCATCATCTCGACGATAGACTATTGCGGGATATTGCATTTGTATACTTGGGGGCGGTTGGAAATATACATTATTTGACCCCAGAATAGTTTTAAGCAAGGCTTGGAGGGATGTACGTTGGGCCATTATAAACGCTTCCTAACCGAAGTATAAGACGAGGTGGCTGAACTTCAACATTGTCTACAGTCCATTTAACGTCATTCCATACGACATACTTTATTTTAGAAAAGTGTTTTGCAGCGTGCTGATCGACAAGAATGCTTATTGTATTACTTACTGTTATGTCCGAATTAAGATGTTCGTTGTCGCCACTTTTACGCGAAGCACGGGTAACGTCACCAAAATATAAATACTCTGTGATGACGTCAACCCATATTCCGGAGTTTGCTGGACTTTCTATGGTTTCGCCATAACCAACTGCACCATAAAATCTTGCCATAAAAACTCCTTGTGCTTATCAGTTACGAGTGAATGCCCAGAAGTCCTCAGCCGAGGTGTTGAACTCATACGAGGCGCTCGACGGGACTGCAACCACGTAAGTTGTAGCGCCAGCGGCAATCGCTGTCTGTGCGCCAGCCGACAAAGTTGCACCCGCGGTAACCACGCCATCAACCGAGTTGTACGTTGCGGCTTTGTACGTGACGCCAGTGACCGTCGGGATGGTAACAACACCAGTCGAAGCATTGAACGTCGGCTTAGTCGGGCTGACCAGAGTAACCGAAGCGGAAACCTTCTTGACGACGAGAGCCGACTTGAGCTTTGTCAGTGCGCCGCACATGCGAGTCTCAATGAGGTACTTCTGCTGGTTGTAGTCAATGTCGAAGTCCTCGAACATGCTAACTTCGCCGCCGCGAGTTGCGCCCATGGTGTAGTCCACCGGGTTGACGATGATCGCAACGATCGACGCGTCGTCCTCAAGGATCTCGCAACCAATGATTGCCGAGACGCGAAGCTCAGCGGCCAGCTGGTTGATGTCAGCGTAGATACGACGGCCGGTTGTGTCCTTAAGCAGCAAGAACCGCGAGATGTAGGTTTCGCTCATGTAGGCGTTGGGAAGACCGGTGCCCTTGTAGAAGCGACGAGCCGAAATAATCGCGTCGACGACTTCCGACATCGACGAACCGGCATCATCAATGTTGACATTGACCGTGGTCGTGAACATTTCGCTATCTTTGGCGATCGGGCGAATGTTCGTCTCGCTGATCTTGTCGCTGTCAGCCACATCGCGACCGTCACCAACAAGCGCCGCACGGGCGATCTCCTCGTCAAGCATGATGCGCATCTCAGCCTTCAGCCAAGCAACGACGTCGAAATCTGTGATCTCGATCATATCGTCGCGCTCAAGCTTCTGCTTCTTATAGATTGTGGTAGGGGTGGTAACGCGCTTACCGATCGAGAAGAACTCTTCCTTCTTGAAGCTGGACTTAATGTAGCCCTTGGCGCGAGCCTGATCAAAGGTGAGATCTGCCGACAGCGTGCGAATCCGGCTAAACGGCGTCTTGTTGGTGCCGTTCAGGAAGTTTGTCACCCACTCAGTGCGACGCTTGTTCCATTCAGGCTGGCTAAGAACGTTCTTAGCGTCCGGGAAAAGGACATCCACGTCAGTGATGCCGTGCACCAAGCCGTAATCGTAAATTGCCTCTTTGAACGAACCGCGCTTCTTGGCGTCGTCAAGAACGCTCTTAACGTCCGCGTGACTGACCACGTGCTTGTTTGTGCTTTCGCTCTGATCGAAGACGTTGTGGGACATTGTGATTCCTTCCTTAATTTCGTTAAGTGTTGCTTTAATTTCTTCAGTATTAATTGCGCTCTGCGCCATTGTGGATGCGTCTTCAAGAGCCGTCTGCACCATGTAAGCGACGACGTCTTTCTGCTCCTGCGTCATCGAATCATAGACATCCTGAACCGTAAGTTCGCTATTTGTGTCGGTCATTTTAGAATCGCCTTTGTTCATTGTATCTTCTGAATGAAAGAGCTCAATATCAAGCCCTGTGTAAATAATTGCTTCGTCTTCGACGATGTCATTACTACCATCGCTATGCCGAATGTTAATAGTGTCGATGAGTGCGCCGGGATTTGCGCCCGAAAACACTAAACTGACTTCACGAATCATCCCGTGAAGAACTCGACCGCCACGTTCAATTAACTGGTTAGCCCATATCGAGAGAGCTTTAATGTCGCGATGGTGAACTAATTTTTTGGCATGATCAGCGGGCTGAGTATCGTTAAAATATGCGTAAGCATATACACCATCTTCACGGTTTTCTAAAACCGCATGGCCTAAGACGTTGCTCGGAGTGTTGTGACCATGCTGCCACACCAGAGGAACTGTAACTCGGTCTTGATGTTTGAATGCATCCGGCATAATTGTTCTGCCATCGCTGCACTTCAATCCCGCTTTTGTTGCATATCCACCAAAATCTGCTTCCATTTTGACCTTCCTTTCTTAAATCTAGTTTTAGTCAAAAGAATTACTGAGTTGGTTGCGCCAATTCATTTGAAGTTGGCTGGGGCATGTTGCTATTAAGAAGTTTATCTGCTTTTGGATCATTGTGTGGCATAAACCCAAGGAACCCTCGAATTTCATTACTTGTTAAGATTTCGTTTCGAGAGAATTTGTCTGCGATTTCCGCAAGATCAGAAACAGGAACAAGCTTAAACGGATCTCGGAAGTATTTGATTCTTTCTCCCTTTTTAACCCGTTCAATGCCAATAAATGATCGTTGCACTGCTTGTGTAATTGCATCTAAAATTGGCTCAATAGTGCGATTAAAGTAGGCGACCATTACTTTTTCGTCGGCGGTTCCATTCATAACTTCCGGCGTTAACCCTAATTGACTAAACAACTGATTTGTTAAATACTCAATTTGTTTAAGCAGATTGTTTTCTGCAGGTCGGTTAAGTTGGGTAATCTTCTCGGTTCCGTCTGTGTAGGCAATACCGTATTGACTTCCACGCAACTGAAACTCAATTTCTTGTCGTCTCTTTTCGGCTTGCTGCTGACGGGCCTCAGACTTGATGACGTAAGGGAGCTGAATGATCAAATCAAGTTTGCCCGATCCAGTTGCTTCGTCTACCGAATCAAGAAGTGCAAGCTTTCGGACAAGTCGCTGAAGAGTAGAGTTAGTCTCATTCATTACTGAGTAGAACGGGTTCTCGACTACAGCAACTGCTCTTTTTGCTAGAATTATTTCTTGACGAACGCCTTTGATCTCGTTATAGATACTTACTTTAACATGCTGCGGATACCAGTCCACAATGTGACCAATTCGCAGCTGAAAAACATCATAACTTTTCGATAAACTTGGATCTTCGCTTGTTTCGATCGGGACGATTGCCATGACGCCTTTGTCGAATAAGGTTAACGCCGCGTCTTGAATAAACTGTCTTGGGCCTTGGTCGATGTTTGGTTCAAATGTTAAACAATCATTTAGCGAAGATTCTGCCTCGTTTAAATATCGCTTAAAACCATCAACTACAACATGACGAACATCAACGCCCGCGACATCAATACTTAGCCTAGTATATATAGAGGAAATTAGCGATCTATCGTTGTACAACATCAAACGCGGTTTATCCGGTCGAACATACGAGCTTGGGCCTAGGTTGGGAAACTGATCATCCCCATCTTGTTCGTATTTTATAAATGCGTTTAGTGCGTTTAATAAACGTGTTTTAATCGGCAAAATATACCTCCTTTCTATTTGTTAGCTTTGACTTTAGATGTCGGCAAGCTTTTTAGCCCCATGAACTTTCAATGCACTGTTAACCGAAGCAGTACCAAGCACAACAGCGGTAACGATAAACTTTTTATTTAAGCGTGCTTTTTTTGCAACGCCACTTGCTATAATATTTGTAGCGATGAATGCGGCGCCGGTGGCAACACGCCGTTGAACTCGGTTGTTTCTTGCTGTAACATCATATAGCTGCTTTTTTCGTTCGGCTCTCGACGGGGGCCCAGAGGCTTTTCGTCGCCCCCACTTCATGCCGGGAACACCAAAATGTGCAAGAACTCTATCAACCGGATCATCCAGTTTATAGTCAGCCCAGCTTATACCTTCGATATTATGGTGTTTAAAAAATTCATCAATTTCGTTATCGTTTAGTCCCTGTGTCTCAAGGTAAACCCCAACTGCGTTAAGGTCCATAACGTTCTCCTGTTCTAAAGTTTAAAGTCAGGAATATACGCCGATTTGATGCAAGTTTGTTCCGTCATAGAAAAACATTGCCACACCATTGGCAGAAAGCGTGATCTCTGCCGAGGCAGGGGCAGCCCCTCCGAGAAGGATGTTTACTGCACCAGCACCATTAAAGTTAATAGATGGCGATGCCGCCGTATTACCCAAGGTAAAACTGACTGCAATCAACGAGTTTGCAGGGGGCGCAGAGGTGGTCGTGGTTTTAGCGGCCGTTGCTGCTGCAGTTGCGGTTGTCACGGCAATAACGCCTGGCGTTATCTGCTGGCCAGATGGCGTGAAAAATGCACAGTCCTCGGCAATTAAGCTCGGGATGAGGCTTTTCTGACCCGTAACAATAATCTGTTTTGTAACTTTGTTTCCAGCCATTTTCGTATCCTTTCAAAATTGGCATCAATCAAATGCTTCTTTGTTTGCTTTGTATGCGACGTAAGCATCCATTAATGCGGATACATTGTCGATCTTTTCTTCTTTTCTTTTTTTAAATAATTTGCGATTACCATTTGTGTCCTCGAGAGTTACGGCATTACCCATAGCAAAACCCATTAACTCTTGATCAAATATAAGCATTCTTTGTTCGCTTAAAATTTTTAATTCACCGAGGGGTACTGATTCTGTTTTTGCGCCTTGAATTACTTTTTCGATCCCATATGGGCCATTTTCTGCTTCCCATCGAGTAACGAACTCTTTTGCGTTGTACGGATCGAAGCCAAAGCACCTTACGTCATACTCGCATCTTTGAATAAACATGTCGAGGTCATCGTATACTTGCATCATGTCTAACACGGTGCCGTCAAGTACATGGAGACTATCTTCTGCAATAAAAGTTTCGTATTTTGCTCGCATTGCTGCTTGGAGTTGCATTAGCGTTAAAGAAGAAATATAACTTCGAGTTTTTATACCGAAGCTTCCATCAGAAAGAGGAAATAAAAATGTGAACGCACAGAAATCGTCCCCTTGCGAAAGGTCTGCGCCAAGAGAACATGGAAGTCTCCAGAATTCACGCATTCGGTGGGGTATTGTTTCTTCGTAAGTAAAGAAATATGTATACCCTTCCATCGGAATACCAAATCGCTTAGCCAAAATATCATTTCTAGAGGCCGGAGCTTTTTCAGCTCTCTCAACATCAAGTTGATACGTCTCATAACTGACGGTTTGGCCAATATTTGGCTGAGCTTTAATCCACATCTCTGGGTTCGCTACCTCTTCCACATCATCCAACTTGTAGTGCCAAATTGAAATATGTGGCGCTTGATAATCGCCTTTTAAGATAGTGGCAAGCTCCATTTTGATTGTGTCTCCGGAACCATTTCGAACGGTTCCTTCTGAACTAATGGCAACAATCACGTAGTCATCAAGTTTTGAGGCGCCTTGTTCTATTGCACCAACGACATCCTCTCGAATATCCCCAGAAAGCCATTCGTCAATTGTGGAGACTCTTGGTCGAAGGCCTTGAAGTTTTGTAATTGCCATTGGTCGAACTTCTAATAGCGAACCAGTTAAAAAGTTTTCGATGCCCTTTTTTGTTGCCGCTAATTTGGTTCGATCTGCTCTTGATCCCGTGGTATTCTGAAGTGATCCTTCTGTTAGAAACTTAAATAAAGGCCCTCGAGACCTAGTTATCGCAGTCCTAAACGGAGACATTACTTCATCTGCCTGTTTCATTGTTGGGGCGGTCGTTATTTGGTGCGTTGTCGCTGTGACTACATTCAAAAAGTAACTTTGTACACACATTGCATACATAGACTTTGCGGCACCTCGCGCAACAATCAGGTATTGCTTTTTTGTTAGTCTAGTCTTTACGTACTTTTTCACGTACGAACCTCGACGACCGTCTGGTCCGGGTGTATATACGCTTCTCTCAACGTAGTAATACCAGCCTAAAAGCTGTTCTGCCCAAAGTTTAAATGAATCCAAAAGGAGAAGGTTGCTACCATCCGTCAAGGTAAGTTCTTTTTCGCAGTATCGAACGAACCCCTCGACAATTGTGCCGTCATAATATATGTTTGGGTTGGCGATGAGATCGTCAATGCGATTCATTTCCAAAGAAACTTCGCGGTTTACCGGAATTTCTCCAGATAAAACTTTTTGTCGAAACTCAAAGTAATATTTTGGTACCGCGGTGTTTGACATTTCCAAGGTGGCAACCCTCCCTCCTAATTATTTTTTCGGAAACATATCGGCAACTACTTTTTCGTTAAATTTCTTCTCGATTAGCTTTTTCGCAGCAAATACGGTAGCTTTAGTACCAACGGTCTCTACTGAACTTTTGCCGATTTTTGTAAGAACGTCGTTTATGTGTTTTGCACCGGAACTTACTTGACGTTTATTCAGTTCATTGTACCGTTTTTCGGTTTCTAACCTTTTAATTCGAGCGTTAAGTTCCTCGTCAGTTAGACGATTTCCTTTTTCTTTAAATTTAGTTCTACCCTTGTTGTCTTTAACCGATCGTCCCAAGGCAAGTTGTTTTTGCGTGCGTCGAACACCCCATTGCTGACCTTTAACGCCGTAATGGGCTAAATATTCGTCTATTTGTTCTTTTGTTATATCATGCTTTACTTCAGAAATATTGGAAAGCATTTTACTCACCCACTTTCTCCCTGGATCTCCACCCCATGCTGCCCATGCAACACGACCGGCAGAAGGATAACCTTTTTCGTCGGCCCCCCAGCCCTTGCCTTGCTTATCTACCTCATGCCTTGCAAAGTAAGACGACATCCGTCGCATTGTATCTACAGATATCGAACGACCTGACGCAAGATCTCGCGCTCGTGCTCGGCCTACTCCAGTAAAACCAGAACCTGCGAATCCTTCTGAAATCCACTTTAATGCTCGTTTGGCTTCATCGCGAACTTCTTGCGGTGGTTCAAAAGAATCTTTTGTGCTCATGCTATTGACTCTTCTCGAAATTGATTTAAACGCCACTCATGCTCGGCAATTTGTTCTTTCATGGCGTTTAGATGAAAGGAAGTGACGGGAGGATCAAACAAATAACGAACTTTTAAATAAACATAAGTTTTACACATGCTCACAAGTTTTGTATTATTTGCAATAAAATCCTCCCATTTTGAGTCATCGTCTTCAATTGCAAATCCAGAAGAAGAACCAACGCCAAGCTGAGTAATTGTTGCAAAAGCAGAATTGATATGAGTGATTATGTCCAAATCAAATGCTGTATAATCCGAGGCAACGCCCAAAATCTTTTTTGTACTAGTTAAAATGCTTGTTTCCATAAGGGCATACCCTCCAACTTTTTTGTTAGATTAAAGTTTTAAGTAGCGCTAAGGTGTCTTGCGTTACTGAAATGGCATTATCAAAATTTACAACCAAATCGATATCGCCTCGAGCAAATGCTGAGTCTCTGTTGGTTTGAAGGTTTTGAAGTCTGTTGTTGGTAAGCTGGATAATCTCTTCGATTGTCATTAGAAGCCTTTCAACAGTACGTACCCGGCAGTAACACCAACGCCAGCAGTAGAAACGATGGCCCTTAAAAGACCAGTGTGTACGTTTGTTACTGTGGCTTGTACTGTGCTGCTCGCAACGGCGGTTAATGGAGAACCAATGTTATACCAAGATGCACCGTTATCATCAGAACCCTGAAGTTGTAATGCCGGAGCTGTTGTTGTAATTGCACCAACGTTAATCATGAGCTGTACGTTGCGGCAGTTAGCAACACCAAGCGCGGTGCTAACTAAGCTTGGTGTTGTGCTGTTTAGTGTTGTAAGCACGATTGACCGATCAATTAACTGACGAACATGATCGGTGCCGTCGCTAATCTGCAAGCGGTTTATGGCACGAGTAATGCTAGGGGTACCGCCGGCGACAGTTTGAACGTAGCGAATTCGGTTGCCATTAAATGCCAGACGCGGGCTACGGTACATGCCGTTTGCACTAATCCGAGGGAACGAATAAACTTTATACCAGTTAGTACCAGTGTCGTCTGACTCTTCAATGTCAACGTCTAAGGTTGGAGTCCCAGACACCGCTGTGACCGGAATGTTAATCTCGTACGACAGCCCAAACGTTGGCGTAAATGCCGCAGTAGTGGTTGAGGTCGTGATGGCTGCCGAAACGACATCGTTAATAAGACTTGGGATACCAAGGTTTGCGGACGTGATTGACGAAACGGTCGCAAGAGTTTGCGCAGAGGCAATGGAGGCAGTTACAGCAAGGTTAGCTGCAGTCGGGTTTAGTGCTTGAACTTGCGTGAGAGCAAGTGCAGACTGGCTAAAGACACTAACTGCCTGAACAGTACCGCCAACAAACGCGGTCGAAATTCTACAACGAACATACCTAGCGGTAATGGGCGCAATAAAAAGTCGCGTGGTGCTTGCTGCAATAGTTACTGCAGCAAGAAGGCTACTACTTGCGACGACCGAAGGCTCTTGCGCCGGAAGAGTGCTGCCCGATGCCGCCAGAGTAGTATCATTCGTTTGTTCAAATATTACTGCACCGGCACTAATACCAGCGCTAGCAATAATCTGAATGGCTACAGCGTGAAAGTTTGCTGCGTCATACCAGCCAGACACAGTGCCGGTTAGCAAATCGGTGTTAATTGCCGACTGAGTTGCCGGGCCAGTAACAGTGACGTCATTTGGGGCGGTGACGGCAACAGAGGCAGAGGGTGCCGCAGGACCAAGTGCAGCCGGTAACTTTGCGCTCATTGAGTCAACCGACGTCTTCGTCTGACTAGTGTTTGTCGCGATGGTTGCGAGCGATGTGTTACCTGTTGTTTGGTTTGCTGCTGTTGCAATATTAGTAGTGTTTGTCGCGATGGTTGCGAGCGATGTGTTACCTGTTGTTTGGTCAATATGCACATCAAGACGACGTTTTGCGCCATCAATGGTTGATGTTATTGGATTACCAGTGCCATCTTCAACTGCCACTTTTACAGCATCGGCTGTGGCGTCGTAACCAGCATGGACCGGAACAAAAATACCAGCCTGATCTAACGCTCTTACTGTTTTACTAGCGCCGGTTCCATCTTTTATTGTTAAGTTGTCTGCCATGATTCTCCTTTAAAAGAAAATGATTGGTACATATTGTGAGTTTTTCTCTTTTGAAAAGTCAAGTGAGTATAAAACCTCAATTACCTCAGAGATCACTCGAGGAATTAAAAGACTAATTGAAATGGCAAGTTCCATTTAAGCCATCGCAATTAGGCCGGTAGCCGTCGTGCCGGTGGAAAAAACTTGCGACACGCAAACTGGCAAAATTGTCCCAGCTACTACGTTTAAAAACGTGACAGTGTTTCCACCGGTTGTTTTCAGAGCAATATTCCCAGCGCCGCCTACATAAATACCTCGACCGGACACTGGTAATGGGTTTGTATCATTTGGGGTTATAGTCGCCGCGTATCTTGCGGGTGAGTTTGGGACGGCACTATAGCTGGAAAAGTTATCAATATTAGTCATTTTTATAACTCCGTTCTATTTGAAGATTTTTGTTCTTTTTATGCCGTCAGAAGAGAAACTTCAATGATCGACTTTTGTGTAAGATTGTCAAGCTCACCATGAAGCGGGAGAACAATCCCGTCGCTTGTTTTCTTAAAAAACGCCTGCCAGTTTCTTACTGAATCTTTTGTTTTTGATCCGTAATACCCATCAATAAGAAGACTTTGGCCGGCTATTTCGTTTAGCTGTCGCTGAAAGAACTTTACGTCATTCCCGACAGCGCCTTCTTTTAGATAACGAGACTTAATTTGCACGATGACTCCCGAAGTTGATGGTTGCGTTGATGGGACAGGAGGTTGTGGAGGTTGCTGGCGAGGTGTGACTTCGGCTAATTGATAAGAGTAATCAAGGTCTGGACGGCCGGCAGCGACCCAAGTGTTCCATCCATCTAACTCAATTGGTTGACCATGCCATGACTCGGCGCCTTTTTCACCAGGTCCACCAACATTCATATGATAACCATACTGAATTGCCGCTAAAGATCCTTGTTTTGGAACTTCATCCCAGTTTGGAGCGCGATGTTTGTGTCCAGGATTTACAACAACCCAGTCCACTGCCGTGTAGTATAGTCCCGACGGAAAATTTTGGTCTTGATGAAAGGACTGACCCTCAAGGGCAAAACCCGGTTTGTTAGGTTGTTCCCCTCGCGCTCTCCTTGCTCCGCCAGGTCCAAACTTCCCACCTTGGTGTGTAATAAAATTAATAGTTCGTCTGAAAGCTTCCGGATGCATGCGAAAACGTAAATATTCTTTAATTGTTTCTAAATCTACTAGCCGTGTACCATAACCAAAAGGATATAAAACTTTAGACATTTGATTCCTTTCTACCAAAGTTTTGTGTCTCCAGGCGATCGATCCACTATTTTTTGTGGCAGAAGACTTACATCTCCATAGTGAATGGCATTATGCGTGTTTTGAGAAGTCGTGATTAGATATTCTGGGTCGAGAACCCACTCTTCATGATCTAGTAAATCATCAAGCTCAACTGGGTTCATGTGATGCACCAGCAAATTTGCATGAATATACATACCTAAAACGCCTAAGTCACAGCCAGAATCGCGAGCGATGGCAATGCGCCGGGCTCTTTTCCACTCGGTAGAAGTATAAAAAGCCTGGTTGATGTAACGATCAAACCCAAACGTTGAAGCTCCAACTTCACCACCAAGACGTAAATAAGCGTACCTATCCTCAAAGCTATCAAATTGCTTTAGCTCAGAATAAGTTCTAATCTTCTTGGTCATCTAAATCTGTTTCTTCGCCGTTGTAGCTTCGCATCGCGTTAAGTGCCTCTCGATACAATGCTTCGACTTCCTTAGCCGACTCCATCGCTTCTGTTTTCTTTTTAAGAAGCTCGTTTTCGTGCTGAAGACGCTGCTGTTCTAGGCGCTCTCTTGTAGTGCCTAGTTTCAAAAAATGCGTTATGACTTGCGCGGATGCAGTGCCCTCTTCTATCTGTTTTTCGGCAAGCTGCATAGCTCTAGAGATCATTAACGTTTCTTGACCTTCCGGAGTGGTTGCCGGTTTTATTTTGCGTTCTAATTTTTGCTTTCCCGATGAAGCATTGCGAGCAACCATATACTCTCCTTTCTAATTTCTAAGCGACTGTACAATCTTGTCGCCCCAGCCTTCGGCAACACTATCTTGGCAAAATATAGGTGCGGTAAACGTTCTTCCGTGTTCTGGGGTCATAAGATACATGCCCTGCTGTGGCTCTTCGAACCCAAAGTTATTGAGGAAGGCGTACTCATCGTAACCGGACATGCACCCATTAATCATTCCTCGTGGGAGCCAAATAAGTTGATGCCAGTGCCCAATGTCCATGTAGTCGTACGAGAGACCGACCGCAGATTGTCGCTTTTGTTTCTTATCATCCATGCGCATAATGGGTGACATAATGCCGCCCCAACCAGAACCACCACTAGCTTGATCGCCATGCGTAAGCATTTTGCGATAACCATAAGTCATGTATGTGACATCTGCGCTGTCCGAAATATGAAAGTCGACGCCTTTTATTTTACGCTCAGCCACTACTCGCGCCACCACTTTACTGAAGTACCAGTCATAGTTTTCGCGAGCTCTGAGTTTGGCAATTGGTTTACGATCGTATCGCCCATGATTACCAACCACGACCGGAATGTAAATTTTACCAAAATGCTTCGCTAACATTTCGATGCCTTGTACAAAGGGATCGATCCAATAATCAAGCGTGTCAAGAATTGGGGCCGAGTTCGTTCTGCGAAGTTCATCATGAATGACTCCGGCAAAAAGGTCACCACCAAGCTGTAGAACAAGACCGTCCACAGAAATGCCACTATGCCAATCGTCTGCAATTTTAACTATTCCGTTAAAAATTTTCTTTAAGCGCATTTCTGAAATTTGGCGATCGAGCTTGTTCATGCCCATAACTTCATGCACATTGACGACTTCATCAAGGTGAAGATCACTGAGCATAACGGTCCAAGTTCCGTGATGTTTCTTTGAACTTGATGCGGGTTGTTCAACCAGCCAATCCGGATTTGGATTGAACTTGTCAATCTTTTCAAAAATTTTTAATGAACGCTCAAGCTCTTCGACGCGTTTAGCGCTTTCCGCTAAACTAAGCGAAGTGTTTTTTAGAGTTCGTTCGAGCTTATCGGCCTTAAGGCGTTCAAGATGTAGGTCGGATTTGTTCTGCGCTTTTGTAAAGTCATCTGGATTTGTTTTACTCAATTCCTGCCGCCTTTTTTATTGCGGCCATATGTGCCGCATAGCTGTCGCGCCCGTGTCTGTGGTTTAAGATTGTGCCGGTGCTTGAAGCTATTCCCCAATCATTTAAAACCTCACTAATGACTGGAGCACTTATACTGTGATCTAATAGCGCTTCGTAAAACTGTTTAATTTTTGTTTTTGGTAAACCAAGTACACCAGAACAGGTCACACATTTTTTTTGTCGTTGCTCAATAAGTTTTTTATGTTGGAGCTTTTCAAACTCATTCATTGCACGTACTCCCTATAGGGGTTAGAGCACATGATTAGCTTTTGCGAACCGACAACTACACAGGTTGCCTGTGTCGTTAAATGTCTTTTCCGTCAAAACTAAACCATGTTTCATTGCGATGATGTCGGCTTGATGTAGGTTATCGCTAAGAATTACGACACAAAGGGAGTCCGCTTGGATCGCATTCATTTGAAATAACTTGAAGTCAAGATTTCCCATTTCGAATCCGGCATAAAAAGAAGCGTCATCAAATTTACCGCCGCGACTTACCACGTTTGTGAACGGGGTTGACACATTAAAGTTAATCTCGTCACTCATCTAAGTCCTCAATTGATAGTCGAATCGTAAATTGGTCATGGTAAATGCTCCCCCGGGGAAATATAGAGGACACCGGCGATAAACAAGGGGGGGTATTTTTAAAGACCCCCCTCCCCCGGGTAGAGCTTTACCGCAACTAGACGTTACTATCTACTTCTTGCTGTACTTCTTGCTGTACTTCTCGCATGACTCGTCTATGCATACCACTAACGTTTTCCATAAGTATTTCATCGATGGCTAGTTCGTTGGCAGCTAGTTGGTCGGCCTCCGACATTTCATTGGATGTATTGATGATTCTAGCTAGCAAGGCCAGTGTGTGGTACCCGGAGGCTATATCAAAAGAAAACCAAGGCTTGAATTGAGTAAACGGATCAAATGGATTGTCAACAGTAGTAAGCATAGACTCGTATTGTTTCGCATTAGTATCGTTTAACTTAGTGTTGTTTGAATTAGTTATGTCGCTCATGCTTTCCTCCTTCCTAAGCCTCGGACTCGTTTACTGCAGTGTCTAGTGTTGTTAAAGAGATACCAAACTTTGCTGCAACTTCGGCTCTTGTGTAGCCACTGGCCAACATTTGCTTGGCTCTTACAACTTTATTAGAAGTCATAATCTTTTTGTTTACTGGTGTAGCAAACTGTCGCACTACGTCAATGTCAGATTGTCTTAGAATCTCATTGAGTTTTGTGTTGGACACGGCACCCTGTTGAATGGCATTCCACTCGTCCGGAGTGATGACTATTTTATCCTTGCCTGCACCTGTTCGGGTACGGGCTTGATTTAGGGCCTGGGTTTTAACCTTCTTTAATGTTTCTTTGTCCATATCAGGATTGGCTGCTTGACGCATACGAACAATAGCATTAGCAAAGATCTGGGCCTGTCTTTCAAGGGGGGCGTTTCTTTCCGCTATGCGAAGCTTAGCTGTCAGGGAATCTACTTCTTTGTTATAAACTTTGGCTGCAGATGGCGACCTCACCACATTGGGGGTATTGATTTGCTCTAATCTGATTTCATTAGCAAGGTTCTTTAGTTTGTTAGAATGCTCAGCGTATACCTTTTCAATTTGGGTGGGGGTATTTTTAATTAAAGTAAACGCATCGTCGGTCTCCGCGAGTCTAACCGACTTCCTCATTCTTACGTTTTGTTTTCCTTTGCTATCAACAAAAGTTTCAGCAGATGCCGGATCAAATACCCTTTTACCCGTAGCTTTGTCTATTGGTCCACCATCTTGCGCCCGCCTTGGTTTGAGGTCGGGGACTCTAAGCTGTTGGTTTGATAACGAGATTAGAGTGGATGCGCCGGCGTTTGGTCCACCTTGATACTTAGCTTTTAATGCGGGGATACCATTGTCTATCGCCGATTGCTTATAGTTTAGTTCGTGTTTCTCAGCATCAATGACTACCATCGAGTGTTTAATTGCTCTAGCTAGTTCGCTTCTAGACGCGCCTCGTAAAGTCATGTCAGTAATTAAGTTTGACACGAGACCCATCTCGAGTCCTTTTTCGCGTGCGGTCATAACTTTCATGCCCTCATAACGACGATAAGAACTTCTTGGGTCGAACCCCTGTAAGTCTTCCAGTGCTCGTGTTGTATCTATTCTCTTAGAAACAGGGCCGTCATTTGGTATTACGAGTACCGTGTCGCCATCGAAGTCTGCGCCAGACAACCTTTCGGCAACGGAGTGATGAATACCAATCGCATCTCGTGCGTCCTTCAGCAATCGCTTTGCTTCGGGTTGCTTGTTGTTCACCGTCAATTCTGGAATCTCAAAAGTGCCACCATGCGGAAATCGAATTAACACAACTTTTGTTCCATCAAGGTAATTCGGCGCATAAACTTGACTCGGGGGCATAGAACCAATCGGAAGAATGACGTGAGTCCCTTGACCCTTTAACGCAGCGGCCTTCAAATGTACTGCTGAAGAATCAACATCATCAGCTAGCTTTTCTAAAAGTAGCTTTCGAACGGCCGGGTTAGTAAGCTTAGCGATTTCTTTGAACTCTGCTTCCTTACTCTCATACGTCATGTCCAACTGTGTTTTTGCTAATTTTGTGCTTTGCTTAGATAGTACTTGTTTAGACAGGGTGTCTGACCAGTTCGACCAGTTTCCTTCTTCATGCACAATGTTCATGGCAGAGATCACTTTTTCTGTGCCATCAGTCATGTTCTTACCATATCCAGTTAAATACTGCTGACCATCTGATTCTCTAGCCACGATTTGTCGAACTATAGAACCGAACGGGTTAGCATCATCAACGTCGCCTTCTCCCGTACGCTTTACTGGTTTGAGTGCATCAAGTTTATTTCCGGTATCGCTTTTGTTTGTATTGAATTGAAGATCAACGCCCTTGGGTAGATCCTCTTTATACATAGCCATACCCTTCATATAATGCCCATCACCAACCGCGATTCGAACTTGTGCGTAGCGAGCATCGCCCAGAGAAACGTCCTTAACACCTTGGCGCACATATATTACGCCGTCAAGTTTATCTCCGCCTTGTTCTTTATAAACTACGTCCACTCGTTTGGGATCTATTTTGAGCGGAGGCAGCAACCCAAAGAAAGATCTACCGCCGTCATCAGAGAAATTCTGAACTTGTCGAATGAGGTCTTGATTTTTTCTGACTTCTGACGTTTTTACTCCAGGGCCGGCTAACACTTTAACTGTAGTTTCTTTTCCGGTACCAAGCTGAAGCACTCGAACGTAATGCTTTGTGTAACCTTCTTCTCTAGCCAAGGCAACCGCATTGCGCCAGGTTGTTTCTGATACGCCTTGATGCAACCAGGTGTTATCACCTACGTCGAGATACTTTTTTTGATCGACCTCTTTTTTCAACATGTTGGTAACTGACTGAAGTCGGTCCAACTTGTCTTTCTCACCGGGGACAAGCAACGTTCGAACAGTAGATTCTGGAATACCCATAATCCTACCGATTTCGGATGTGCTTACGCCCTTATCTTTTAAACCCCAAGCCTGATCGATACGTGCTTGTTTTTGTTCGTTCTTAGCAATTGACTTTCGAGCTCGAAGCTCCGACGTGTTCATACCAAGGCCTGCCGCAATAGCAGTCTCCGAAAGCCCTTGTTTCTTTAAAGAATCAACAGTGCTGAGAAACTCTGTATAGTGTATTTCTTCTCCGCCAGAACCCCAAGCATAACGTCCAGACTTACGCAAAATCCCGTAGTGAGCCAAATAGTCTTTGTATTCATCCTCGTCAATAATCAAGGTCGTTCTCCTTTAAGTATTCAACGTGACGATCGAAATCAATAATCGTATTCATGATTGTTAAAATTTCTTCGGGATCTGCAACAAATACAGATACGTCATTGTTTTGATAGATGCGAAGTTCTATGTCTATCTCAAACGGAGACACGCCATATTCAAGACAAAACAACGCCGCATAGATCTCAAGTTGATGTTCGGATGTTTTTGATATTCCTGTTTTTAAATCGTGAATTCTAAGCTTACCATTACGGAAGCTTATTGCATCTGCGGTACCAAAGCAGTTGTCTGAGTAATAGAGCGATTGTTCTGGCTTCATCTTATAATTTATTGCATCATTGATGTAGGCATACAGTGTCTTACTGCTTCTTGGTTGTTTTATTCCTAGCTTTATCGCAGTTTGCGCATATTCGTGTAAAGCAACGCCGCGTGCTGCTTGTGCCGCCGAATAGTAACGAGCCGTTAGCTTTTGTTCGTTATAATTAATCCAGTGATAACTGCTTGGGCTCAAAAGGGCATGTTTACCTCGAAGTGCGGAGTGCGTGTTGAAGTTCATTTAGCACCCTTGTTTCGTTTTCCGGATAGATCACAGATGCGTAAGACATCTGGTTTAACGTGTCAACCCAATACTGTTGATTCGGGCGCTCAGAAGCATTAGCGTCTCGCTTTACTTCTAAGGCGGCCCAACGATCATAGTAAAAAATAGTAATATCCGGATATCCTTGAATGTAAGACGAATCGTTTTTCTGGATGACGCAATCCGGAAACAATAATCTAAGTTTTTTGATCAACTTAGCTTGGTAATCATTTTCTTTCATGCATTTCTCCAAAAAAACATAGCATGAGTTAGAGTTACTCTATCTCTCCTATTATACCCAGTGTTATTCTTGCAACTTAATACTCACTTAGTGTTTTTACGGTCGACCTTTGATCCTCAAATTCAAAAGTCTGACCGGTAGGCCAAACTCGTTTACTACCAGTATTATTTGAGCTTTGGAATATTTCTTTTATAAGTAAACCGTTCAGCATAGCCGCTTCCGCAATGTTTTTATAATGCATATTTGTGTTGGTTTCATAAACTGGACCAAGTTCAGAAATGTAGTCTATCGTCGAGTCTTTGTTTTTTAGAAATTGTCGATGGTAGTTATAAGCAAACCAACGCGGTCGCCATGCTAAATTTGTTGCATCACAGTTTTGTAAATCACCATCAAGATGAATTGGCGTGTTTAGTATATCTGTGTGACCATACACAAATATGTTTGCTACAAGAAGCGCCACCGATCTTGTGTATCTACCTCTTTCGTTGATTAACGCCACCTTTACTATTTTTTGTCTGGTTAGGCTTGTCGATACGCGCCTTCCAGTGTTGCGATTAATAACGTTCCCTAAGCTACTGACTTGATACATGGGGAACTCAAAGATGGTCACCCATTCTTCATCCATTTCCGCCCCCTTTGGTGGAAGTAAAACAAAAACCAAGGTTGTCGCCCTAAAGTGAGTATTAATGCCAAAATTTTTTTCAAACTCGTATGGAAAAAAATGAAAGATAATACTCACTTTTAAATTTCACGAGTGAGTATTATCTCTATCTCGCGCGTAAGTGAGTATTATCTTTCAAAATTTCTATACGAGTTGAGAAAAAATTTTGGCATTAATACTCACTTTAGAGCAAACAGCCTCGGAGCAAGCAAAATACCACAAAACACCTGGTAGATGGCTATTTTTTTATTTGTAGTTTTTGATTTGATTCGAAAACAAAGCCGTCAAATTTGCCAAGATTTTTTAACCTTTTTAAAAACACTTGAAAATACCAGTTAAAAAGTTAAGTTTTTCCCAGCAAAACAGAGCCGTCTCGATCGGCTTTTAACCTCAGAAAACTGCCAATTTCTAACGAAAAACCATTTCCAAAAATCAGCAAAAAATAAAGCCGCTAAAAAATCTTGGCAAATTTGACGGGTGTTTATCAAAACTCAACATCAATTCCAAGTGATTCCGCAGCCCATTTTTTCTCATTAAACAGCTGTTTTTTAGATAGTGATTGGCGTACCGCATAGTCGATTGGCGAGCTGGAGAGTAGAATGTAATAGTGTAATTGAGTGAATGGACTATTCAAACGATCAATTCTACCCTGTGCCTGCTCGAAGTTTTTGTATGAGTAAGTTAGAGAGTAGAACGCCATTGCATCAGTTTGTATGCAATTCCAACCCTCCGCTCCACTAACATACTGAACCAGATACACCCACGAATCGGTATCAGGAATTGGTTGTTTTCTATGGCCATTCCATTCAGCAACCACAAACTCATCCGACAACGTACGAAGAGCTTCGAGTTCGTAATTAAAGTTGTAATAGACGATCATTTTCGGATGCTTATGTAACAGCTCACGCAAAACCTGAATTCGACTTGGGTCACCATTGACAACTTTTCGCATTAACGAAAACATTTCTGATACGTCTCGTATCGGTCGGTCTTCAAATATATGCCAACGATCCACAGTAACTTTCTTAAACAACACCGGATCATAACAAACTGGAACTTCTTCCAATGTTCGTTCCGTATGCTTGTGGTATGGCATCTCGACCAAGACGATGTTCCTGTATTTCTCCAACGTTTTAATCCCGAGGTATCTTACTATCTTGGGGAACTTAGAGTAGGGCGCATACAAGACATGCTCTCGTTTAAATTGACTTGCGTTTTTATAAAAGCCGTTCGCCACAAAAATGGGAACATAATCCATCCAAGTGTCCCCAGGCGTTGCCGTAAGCAAAACCCAGTTATTGTTTCGAGCGATCTTTTGAAACGACTTAACCCAGGCTCCAGTACCAACAAGTCTTTGCTCGTCAAAAATAAAGAAAGCGTCTTCGATGTTAATGTATTTCCCAATATTGTTCCAAGAGTCAACAGTCAGGACCCCAATGTGGTTTGGCGTGCATTCTCTTAACCTTGATATCCCGAGCTGAGCGGCGTCCTTCTCCCACTCAAGAGAGTCCCGCTTCTTCGCTGTTGTAATGACGTAGATGTCTTTGGGTGCCTCCTCTTTTAAATAGTAAGACAAAATGGTAATCGACTTGCCGGTACCAACACCGCCGTACAAAATGGTTCGATTACGGATTTGGTCTAATGCTCTTTTTTGGTGCGGGAGAAGTTCGATCATTATCGAAACAGCCCAATTCGCTCATCTCGTCGACCAACGTACCCAGAGTCCCTTGACACATTCCACCGACTCATCAAACGGTAATACTTAAGAGTAATTGTGTAGAAGTATTCGATACACTCCCACTCGATTTGTGTCGGGTCTGCGCCGTATTCATAAGCAGCTTTTTCTATTTTATAAAAGGTTTCTGGTAACTGAGCTTCGTCAAAAAAGTCACCGTAAGCATAAAAGTTTATTTGGTTTGTGAAGAAGTCTGGTTCTTCTCTACAGACGACTATCGAGTCCATAAATATCCTTCTCGTAGTTATAGGTTGATAGGACGATTTTTTGTCTTAATTCATTTTTCTCTAGTTCGTTACGAAGAGTGCGCTCATTTAGACATTGCTGATAACACTCTGGCGAGCCATCGTTTTCGCATTGCTCTTTGTGATAGACATCCCAGGGACAAAGACTTTCTGCCACAAGATCTCCTTTTCCACTATTCAAGGCGGCCGTCCTCCTCGAGCCATTCGTCAAATGTGGAATCTTTTGGTCGAAGGCCTTTAAACTCCGGAACGTCTACCGGAACCGGATGAGTCCATCGAGCTTTAGCGACGATCACGCTATCAAATCGCTTTACTCTGGTCTCGGCGCCTCGTCGACGTAGAGCAGCAACTAACGCGGTTAGAGAAACGTATGCGTGGCGATTTGACGGGGCAGCGAGCGGCTTGTGCTCCCACACATCAACGACAACCCATTTATTTGGTCTGCTCATCAAGACAACTAACGTTTGTTCAATTGGGTGTAGGCGGGGTGGGTTTATTTTTGTGGACCTCATGTATCTCCAAAAAATATAGTACTAGTTTGGGTGCGAGGAAAAAACCCTTAGCACTTGTTACGGTGCTTCGGGCTTTGTGAAGCTGTTCACGCCTTCTTGAGGTTACACTTCTTCTGCTTCTTGTCGACCAGGTAGCCGGCGACCATGAGCGGGCCAACGGTGATCGCGGTCATGACGATTGTCGTCACGACTCCGAACACCAGTGTCTCGCCTACGGTCAGGTCTGCGGTCTTCTTGCTGAGCATGGGGGCTCCTTATTGGGTTAGATGGGGCTTCATTATAACCCATGTATTTCTTGCGAAGCAAAAACCCTTAGCACTTGTTACGGTGCTTCGGGCTTGACTTTGCAGTCAGCGGGCAGTGGTCTCGATGATCACTGGAGCGGGCGGGGGCAGGGGCGAGGTCTTTGCTTTCCGCGCGAGAATACCACGCACGAGGGTCTTGCCGACGACGACACCGCCGATGACCATGAGGCCAGTGGCGATGACGCCTTTGGGCGAGATCTCGTAGATGTTCTCGACGGTCTCTTTGACGTCGTCTTGCATTTGTCTCTCCTTTGTTTGATTGAGATTACTACTTCATTATACCCCATGTTATTCTTGCGAAACAAAAACCCTTAGCACTTGTTACGATGCTTCGGGCTTTTTGAAGTTCTACTTCTTATAGTAGAACCTCCAAATGATCTTCTTCGGCTTCTTGTCGCCCGTGGGCTCCATGAGCTCACTCTCGAGAAGCGCGAGGTCGGCCAGGGTCTTCTGCAGCATGGTTCGAATCTTGTATTTGTCTTCGATGGACAGATGGGTATCTGCTCCGTCGAAGTTAGCGGGATCCAACTTGCGTTGAAGAGCGGCTAGCTCATCCTTCTTGAGTTGTGTTACATGGTAACGGGCGGTAAAGTCGTCGATATAACGATCCATGGTGGGTCCTTATCTGTTGGGTTTACTTCATCATACCCCATGTGATTTATGCGAAGCAAAAACCCTTAGCACTTGTTTAAGGCGCTTCGGGCTTTTATTACTTACTGTCTACGACTATCTGTACGATCGCACACAGCAAAATTACTGCGACGATATACATGGGGCGTATCCTTTCTGTGGGGTCTATTATACCCCATGTATTTCCTGCGAAAAACAATACCCTTTGATATTATCGCGGGGCGTTGTTTTGACTCTGTGGGGGGTTACTTGTTGGTATTGCTCTGGCTCTTTCGGCGGGCGGTCTTCTTGTTGTTCACGTGGACGGAGCTTGCGATCCAGGTCACCAAAATGATGACGAGGAAGGTTTGGCCTGTCGCTGTGGTCGGGTTGAGGACCGATGCTTTGATGAGATTCAGTACAATGTCCATGGGACATCCTTTCTGTGGGGTCTATTATACCCCATGTAATTCCTGCGAAGCAAAAACCCTTAGCACTTGTTACGGTGCTTCGGGCTTTGGGGTCTACTTGCGGATGATCTTTTTCACTATCACGACGAGCCCGGCGAGCGCGAGGGCGTAGACCGTGACGCTGACGACGTACATCTTCGTACGCTCTTTTGCGTCCATGGTCTCTTCCACGAATTCGCCTACTTCTCTGAACATGCCCATTAGGGTCTCCTTTGTAGCGGGTCATTATACCCCATGTAATTCTTGCGAGACAAAAACCCTTAGCACTTGTTTAGGGCGCTTCGGGCTTTGTGGCATCACCAGTTAATGGTCATGCACCTGAACTTGACTCTGTCTTTGAATCTGTCGCTTGCGTCGGGGTGGATGATGGTGTCGTCGTCGTTGAGCACGTTACACAGTTCATCGATGACAATCATCGCGGCCTTGTTCTCGATCTTGAGGTCTTTGATCTTGATCTTGAGGTCGTCGATTTTCTTCGAGTAGTGCTTATGGGCGCACACGGCGGTGATCCTTTCAGCCACCAGTCCGGTAGCCAACAATCCGAGGATGTACTTCTTGTTCATTAGATGTCCTTTTCGGTTGGGGTTGCTTATTATATCCCATGTTATTTATGCGAAAAAGAATACCCAGTGTGAAAAGCGGGCAGTTTATACACCTACCCAGGTGTCTACGATCTTACTTCAAGTTAACGACAAAGTAGTCGTTTTCTAGCGCCTGACCTTTAACAAAAAGACTGTCGAATCCAGATTGCGTAAGTACACCATTCATGTACTCGGCACCAAAATCCGCAACCAGAATATAGTCTACTGGAACAAGATCATCGGCGTCGTCGATGTCAATTCCGTATTGAACGGCTAGTTTTGTTTGATTCTCTTTGGTGATGTAAATGCCTTTCATATTACCCTTTCGTTAAAGTTGTTTGATGTCAACGATCTGTGAGGCCTGCATGAGAAAACACCCATGCTCATCTTCAAAAACGACAAAACCCTCTAGTTTTAAAAAATCAGAAAAGTCGTCGACGACCGGCTCACCGTTAACGTCTAATACTACATCATCGTAGCTTCGTATGTAACAGACTTCTTTTTTGAACTTGCCTTTAAAAGTCCAAGTGATTTCGACTTGCTGTTTCACTTTTATTTTTTTCGTTTAAACAACTTCTCAACGAAATCCCACAAAAGATACAAGCCCATCCAAATGTAATCCATCATGCCACACCTCTAAAGTCTTTTGCAAACTCAAAGATCTCAAAGCATTTTGGACACAAAGGAAATTCTTCTGGGTTTTTGCTAGGAACCCAGGTATACCCGCATAGCGCTGTTATTGGCGTTTGTGCTAGCATCGCTTCTAACACGATAATGCGAGCCGGCCGCAAGTCATCGCCACGGTCGATAATGTGTGTGAATTCTTGCTCATTGTCGTTGGGATCTACTACTGGGTCTATCTCAAGTTGCATCGTCATAAAGCGTTTCCGGGTCATCGCCCCATCCCCAAGCGGGTAAACTTGACCAATGCGAATCGGGGTGCTGATTAAACACACTTGGGAACACCACAGGCTTCCATGCTGCGTAAGGCATGCAATTTGGATCTGGGGCATCGTCAAGAAGAATATCACCCAAAACTAACGACTTCTTTGGGGCGAGGATCATCTTATGCTCAAGATATGGGAAATGCCTTCTTAGCCAAGCGCCTTTGTCGTCTCGACAGTACGGATTGACTTCGAGCGGCTTAGTGCAAACCCAAACGTCAAATATTTTCATCAATTCAGGCACGCCTTCGGCTGCGCCTTTCGTCACCGGCAAATCAAGAAACCATCGAGTTTTATCAATCTGACGACGAGCCTCTGCGCGCTCATCATCATGAATGAAATTCTCGGTCATGAATCGCTTTCGATTTGGATCATCAAGTCCGGTAATATTTAACTCGAACCCTTGCTCTTGACAATACTCCCAAAAAGCTAAGTCAAAGTCGGCGATTGGGCCATCCATATCTAACAGTAAAATCGGTTTTATCATTTTAGTTCCCTTCGATCGAGGTGGTCAGTTTTAGCTTTCGTTTATGTCTTCGCACTTCTCTTCCGGATAAGCCGCCCCAAATGCCGTCGACTATCTCGTTACTCACAGCAAACTCAAGGCATTCCTGCTTAACCAAACAGTCTTTGCATATTGACTTTGCTAACTTTACTTTTTTGGCTTCTCCTCTTTGTGGGAAAAATATATCGCGATCCCATCCGTAACAAGCAGCTTCGGCTCGCCACGATTCAGATACGTTCACTTGGACAACGTCGAGTATCGTCACTTTTTTACCTCTCGGAAGATTGGGAAACGAAGTTGCCAACGCTTTTTTGGTGGATGTTCTTCGCGGTTGTGTCGATCCCAACAGCATTTCCAGCACTCAGCATAAAGCGTGCTTGGGTAGCCATCGGGCCATGCTTTGGATCTTCTGCACAACATGCATGTCATACGATCACCGCTCACGTCACTGCTCCGTCCCACTCGAAAATCCAGACGTGTCCCCGCGTCCGGTGGGTGAGGACATATCGGTCGACGGGGATGAGAACGTTTGGTCCATCGTCTGCGCCCTCGGTCAGCGATCGGTGAGACATCGACCTCATGCGTGTCGTACCGTGCTCGCGGCCGTCGATGAAGACCGCTCGGGCGCGCTCACGAACGCTCACGTCGGGCCTCCCTTACTTCAAGGTATCCGGGATCGAGTTTGACGACAGGGGCAGGTGTCTCAACCAATCGCGACAGCTCTCCGGTCTCAGGAACGCCAAGAAGGACAAGTGGATATGACTTTTCTGTCAGGTTCAAATTTCTACGTGCTTGATTGGTCATTGCGCGTATTTTGTTTGTTGCGCTATACACCTCATAGTCAAGCTTGTCTGGATTGATCTGGTTCATTATTCTCCTTAGTCTTTTTGATCGTCGTTAAACAAACTTTCCCAACACTTATCGCTACACACGCCGCTTATCAAAGATTCGATCTCCATCACGGTTAAATGCGGAAACGCGAATGCGGTTGGTTTGCCTTTGCGCCAGGCATCGGCCTGTTTGGTTTCGACTGTGTATTTTCTAATTGTCTTGCACGCCATGCAAGGCGCGGACTCAACGGTTGTGTATTCTTTGGTCATTGTTTCTCCTTTAAAATAGAAAAAAGCATAGCACTTGTTTGAGGTGCTAGAGGCTTTTATGTCGGTTAACTCAAACCGTTTTCCGGGATGCCGAACTCGGAGCAGGGATCCAACTTATCTTTCTCACCGGGGGCAAGCAACGTTCGAACAGTAGATTCTGAAATACCCATAATCCTACTGATTTCAAATGTGCTTACGCCCTTATCTTTTAAACCCCAAGCCTGATCAATGCGTTTTTGTTTTTGTTTGTTCTTAGCAATTGACTTTTGAGTGAGCTTTTCTTTCTTTTCTGGTGTCGGTGTCATTTATTTCTCCTTGTTATTAATGCCAGTGCCTAGCCCGGGACTCGAACCCGGATGATCATATGATCGAGGGATTTTAAGTCCCCTGCGTCTGCCATTTCGCCAGCCAGGCTTATGTGGTGCTAGGGCTTAGGTTTATCCCCTAGCTCACGTACATTTCCAGGAATCCTTGAAAGGGGGGGTTCAGGATTTGACCTAGTACGCTCCAGAAGTTTATTACAACCATCATATAACCTCTGGCAGAAGTTTGATGGAGGGCTTTTGGGCTAAAGTTTACCCTGACTTTTCAGTCGAAGGTAAATAGCCAAGACTTGGTTGTCTGGCATTTTGTTGACTTTTTCTTTCCATTGGTTGGGAAACAAACCAATTTTTAAAACAGCTTCACGCTCTTTTTGAACGCTCATTGCTCTCCTTGTTAGTCACATTGAATCGAGAACTTCTCGAACCATTCCGATTGTGTGGAAATATGATTGCCCACTTGGTTTTTCCCAAAACAATTGCTCCCAATCGTTAGCATCACGAGTGGTAACAATCACCACCATGCCACTGATCATTTTGGGTGCGTCTGGGTTGTACCCGCATTCGCAATCGTATTCATGATCCCCAACCGTTGGTTTTGTCATCACGTCTGGGTATTCCGCTAAAAGCGACTCGAGTCTATGGAAGAACTCATCGCGTCGGGTGTTGTATTCTTCGTAATTAATTTCTGTCATGTTTCTCCTTTTACTACTTGAGAGCCGGATGCAGGAATTGAACCTGCGACAACCGCATTACAAGTGCGGTGCTCTGCCAACTGAGCTAATCCGGCAAATATGGGTTAGGTATATGCATCTACCAATCCTCACCTCCGCGCGAAGCGTGTTGACGGTTCTTGGACTGTTCCCATATTATAGTATCCCCAACGGGGCTTGAACCCGTGACCTGCATCTTATAAGGATGCTGCTCTAACCAGCTGAGCTATGGGGATATCCGAGCAGTTTTAAAACGTACTCAGGTTTTCTGTTCAGCCCTTGAACGAGAGGCGTCCGCTCTCGACCAGTTGAGCGTGACGTGAAGCGTGGAACTCTCCGAGATCGGCCTCCTGCCAGAGAAGGAAGTCGATACCGTTCGGCTGCTTGTTCGCCAACACGTATGCGGACCGATGCTTCGTGATCGCGGATTCGAGGTTGGTTGCTCGCTGCTTCCAGTACACCTCCTGCACTTCGACCGGGATGTCTCCGGTGGACTCCTTGAACTCCTGGTCGAACTTCTTGTAGAAGTTCATGGTAGTGGTGGAACTGATGAGTTTGCTGTTCCAATCGACGTACTGGAGACGGAAGATCCGCAGCTCTTCCCATTGTTCGCTCGTCATGGTGTCCGGCTTATGGGCACCTTGCTTGAGCATTTCGAAGTCTTCGGTCGGGAGAATCTCACCGTTGAGGATACGTTGGGTCTCCATGATGAGGCGGTTCTTGTTTTCCATCCGAAGCATTTCGATTGCGGCCTTCCAGACCACGTAGTTGCTTCGCAAAAGGGCCAGGTTCTCATCACTGACCTTGTAGGGGTCAGACGCGTGGGCCGTGACCAGTTCGAGCCACTCGTTGGGCTTCATGTATTGTTTCCTCCTGTTTGGGGTTAATTAGTAATTAGGTGTAAAAAGAAGAAAGAGAGCAGTTTTAAAACGTACTCAGGTTTTCGGGTTTAGAGCGGGCGTTCCTTTTTTGCTACCCGGACAGCAGCATAAACAAGGGCGACGCCTGAAACAATCATAACCCAACTGATTGCTTCACTTTGGCTTGGGGCGGAGCCAAATGGATACCGGTTGCTCATGTCACACGCCTCCATGAACTTGGTCGTGGTTTGATCCGAGCCCGTCGATGTAGGCTTGAAAACAAGCTTCGCATGTGCAAACCTTGTCGTCTCCCACAAGGTTTGTGGTCGGCATTCCGGTTTCGTCTGGGTTTACTCCTGAAACCCAAGCTTTGTCGGTTTCGCTGTAACGAACCATGCGTTCGTCCTTTCTGTTTGGTGAGTGCCTCCTGTGGGGTTCGAACCCACGACCAATGGATTAAAAGTCCACTGCTCTACCGACTGAGCTAAAGAGGCGAAAAATACACAAAGTAGAGCAGCGCTGACAGACGATTAAAGGAGGTAAATCATCTGTCAGCGCGCTCAATACTCTGTCTGTTTTTCAACAGATCCGCCAGTTGCCATAAAGGCTTTGGTATAAGGGGACTGGGGCTCCCTTCCGGTTTTCTGCTGCCGCGTACCGTCGACGCCGCTCTAAATTTCACCAACCGTGTGGTGTCCTACGGGAAACGCCGTAAGCTATACCGCCTGAGTATCGCGGTTCCAATCACCGTCGCGATCGGCTTGGTTTAGGCGTATTGGACACCTACCAGTAATCATAAAGCGTTGATCCTAGGGCCATTACTGGTAACACTCTAGGATGTCTTACCATATTTGTTGCAACAGATATGGAGTGCCTATGTATCCCAGCTACGAGTCTAAAGAGTGCGCACTCTAAATTTACGTAGTTAAGTCAGTTTCTCGGTTACTTTCTCGCATGCTGATTTTGCATCTAGGATACAAAGAGTCCTGCCTATGTTGAGATTTTACGTCTTAAAAACCCGCTGTCATACGGAACAGCTTCCTGGGATACCGCTCTGAGCCTAAAGGCCTGTTTAACGTCGCTCAGTCGACGCCCGTCAAACCGTCATTTCTGACGTAAGGGATGGAACAATCCGGAAAGTCACAAGGAACTCCGTCGTCCAAGATCTCATGCTCCTCAGAGCACGGGAGATAGACATAGTACCAAGGAGATTCCGGATCGATGCACCCCGATTTGTGGACTTCCAGAAGAGCATTCAATGTTGCCAAAGAATGAGATTCTGAAATAACATTCGGGGTTTTCGGGCAAGTGTATCGCCACATGTCGATGCTCCGTTCTAGGTAAGCGGGGTGCTCACCTACAATTAGTAAACAAGTACTGGCTGATTTGGCCAGTATCCGTATTCTTTCTGGAACTTTTCTTTTGCGATTTCTACCGCAAGAATCTTGTCCGACGTCTCTGCTTTGAACGTCGGTTCACTACCACCGAGAAACTTCACGTAGTAAAACAACTTCGGTGTAGTTTCATATGTGTTCATTTCTCTCTTTTGATTCGCCTTTTAGTCGACGATTGCATAAACCATGTAACTCATCGAGTTTGGGTTTATGTGAATTCCGTACTTTCCACCTTTGGTTATGATGCCAGCTTCAATGGCGTTTTGAAGAGCCATGGCATACGGAACTTCGCTTTCATTACTGGCAACGATCGGGAGTTTTGGAAGCTGCTCAAACTCAACGATGTACACCAGCGTGTCTTGGACAATTTGCTTCATGCTTCTCCTTTGATTAGTTTTGAAAATGTGTTGGGTTCGGCTTTTTCGACGCCATACTCTCTACATAAACGGTAGCAGCCTCATGGCTCCCATGCTCTCAATCTCATCTATTCCTTAACGAACATCACGCGAAGCGGAGACTCTTTGTTAAGGGCTTGGCCTCGTTCATGCAGGTTCCTGGCACCTACTTACCTCATTTAACCCACGGCTTGACACGCCGCACGCCCAACTAAAACTATTGGTAGTCATACCCTATATAGTGCCATCACTCCTACGTCTTGCGCTACGTAGTTCGTAAGCGGAATATGACCTTTACCGACACTTGACCAACTAGATTTCAGTGGAAGCTTAGGGAATTGAACCCATCAGATGTTGTTCTTTGACAACTCAAGTGGTTTGTCACATCTGGCAACCATGCTAGCTTCCGAACCATTACTACATCAACGACGTAAATGACGGGATGATGTAGAAATCGATGTCCGTCGATACAACAAACGCCGAGATGTGGACGTTGTCCGGAATCGCATTCATACATGTTAGCGCCAAACTCAGAGCTCGCATGTCGTGAATATCAAAACCGTACTGCGTGGAAACGACGTAGACGAAGCTGTCGATCACAGGGTCGTTATCCTCGCCGAACCCGTACATTCTTTTGAACATGCCACTGATGTAGCAGGCGTTGTCGAGCACTTCCATGAATGTTTTATAGCGGTCATCCACGTCGCCGGGATAGATGCTATGCGTTTCGCCGATCGGTTTCTGATCGATGTCCAGCGGAATTGCGTAGAAGGCCGGGTAGCTAATCCGCTTCTTTTCAGGACGTTCCGCGACGAGGCATCGAACAACTGAAAGAAGCGATTGCTCTGTGACTTCTTCGGGGTGATCAACTTCTTCGAATTGATCGTGTGGGATTACAAACACCTGTCTGTTCATTATTCTCCTTATTACTGTGGTTGGAACTTTTATACCCTGTTACTCACCAGGATATATGACTACGCAAACTCGGTTTGCCTCTTGGTAAGAGCCCATCATTGCATCACAGCGGTCACCTGGGGCACCACCGAGTCGAAGGTGCACTCGAATAACTATAGGGCCGTCTGATGGATACGGATCGCCCTCGTTAATATCAACAGAGGGCTTGAAGTCGGTTGGTGCACAGGCAGTGAAACCGAGAAGGCACATCAGAGAAAAAAGAGCTGTTCTCATTTCAACTCCTGCGAAGCACGGAACTTCTTGTAGGCGGAATATCCTTTGATGGAAGATCCGCTGTCTGGAGAGTGCGTGAAACAAAACGGCTCGTCGTCATAGATGCAATTCCTCTCGCAGCCCTCACGCTCGCAAGGGTGCGGGAAAAGGCCCCAATGCTTGAGGCACCAGTTGTCGGTGTCTGTATTCGATTTACACTCAGGGAAAACGCAAATCATAACACTCCTTTGGTCGTGGAAATAAAAAAGAGACGGACTGTACTGCAATACAAATTAATTTGTATCGACTTACGTACAGTCCGTCTCCTTCATTATAGGCCGTGTAATTTCTGCGAGTTAGTCAGCGAACTGGTCGCCTAGCGCGTTGAAGTAACCAGCCCAAGCCTCATCATAAGTGGTGAACTCCTTTTCAAACACTTTGGGAGAATAACACCGAAGGTTGTCGTCAAGCTTTGTTACCCACCAGTTGATGTATGCCTTTTTGATGTTCGGGACGATTCGACGATCGATTAAAATCGAAAGCTCGCCGTCTTTTTCCTTAAGCTCACCGAGGTGGGGCGCTAACGCAGCAATGTTTTCAGCAGTAATCTGAACCGCTTGAACGCAGAAAGGCTTGCGCACAAAATTAGTAAAGATATTGTCGTCGGTTTCCATAATTTTCCTTTACGTGTTTGATTCTTTTATTGATGAAATAGCGAGGCTAATTGCTTCCTCAAGTTTGTTAAAAGCAAGCATTTTGGCCTCTGTGTTTGGACACAGGTGATCAACTTCGCGAGCAATTTCGTTGAACGAGTAAGATAATCGGTAGATT